CAGTGGAAAGAGCGACGGCCTGGCATTCGCGTGCGCCGATTGCTGCGCGCATCGACGCACGCACCGGAAACCCGGATACAGGGCCGCTGCGCGGCCAGAGAGAATGAGGGAAGGGGTACGGCCGCACGGCGGCCGCATCGGCTGAGAGGGCGTCACGCACGGCCTCGCTGCTCGGTCGCGTCGGTCGCCAGATCTTCACGGATGGACACGTGCAGGCCGAACGCGGCCAGGCGGTCGAGCGATACCGGCGTCAGGTACGGCACGCGGCGGGTGTAGATGCGGCGCTCGAGTTCCTTTTCGCCGACCACGACGCCGGCGTGCTTGAGCTGCGCCTTGAACACGCGATCGGATTTCACGGGCAAGCCGTTCCATTTGTCGCGCAGCGCGCTCGTGTGGGCGATGTGGTCCATCACGTGGCCGGTGCGCAGCAGCAGGCAGAACTCGCCGTCGACGGTATCGAACGTGAACGGGTGCTTGTAGTTGCCGCCGTCGATCTCCGACAGCACGGTTTCCATGATCCAGACCCACGGCTCGCGATCGGCGCTCGTCTCGGCGATGTGGCCGTTCATTTCGGTAAGCAGGTCGCGCGGGAAGTCGCCTTCGCTTGGGTCCATGCCGGCGAACTCGCACAGGTAGCGCCAGGCGAGCGCGACGGCCGCGTAGTTGCCGGCCATGCGCTTCGCGCCGTCGTCTTCGCCGCTCGCGCGACAGTTGGCCAGGGCCTTGTCGCGTAGCGTGGCGTACTGGTCGAACACGGCGCGCTTGTCCAGGCCGGCGAGGAATTCGAGCCACTGCCGAACCGGGAAGCGCGGCAGGTCGTCAGGCATCAGCGGGCCGCGCTTGCCGGTCAGCGTCGTGCGCACGAGCTTGCCGAGCAGGCTGCGCACCGGCACGTCCTCGCCGGCGAGCATTACCGGCGCGCACAGCAGGTATTCGGTCATGTCGCCGCCGCGACGTGTCACGGTGTACTGGTAGTTCTCCTGCAGCAAGCCGACCGCCTTGTCGATCACGTCCTGCCGGCGCGCGGACAGTTCTTCCCATCCGACTGGGTGGCTCGTGTGGCTGATGCTGGTCAACAGGCGGAACTCGGTCTGCAGGGACTGTCCGGAAAACATCGTGAAGGCGAGCGAGCGCTCAAGGCGCTTGATGAGCGTCGACTTGCCGGCGCCCTTGTTCGCCTGGATCGTGATGTGCGGCCAGAAGCCGAGCAGCGCCTTCAGGTGGCCGCCGAGCGCCCACACGAGCGGGATCGTCGCGGCGTTCTGTTTGAACGTCGCCTGGTATGCCGCAATGACGCGGCGCGCGTCGCTGGCCGGGCCGGCCGGGAAGGTCAGGTTGTGATACGGGCACTGCTTGTCGGCTTCGGTGAAATAGCAGTCCGGGCCTTCGTTGACGATCAGGCGGCCGTCGCGCCAGGCGAGCCCGACGAAGTTGGCCGCCTGGCGCGCGCCGAGGTCGGCGCCGCGCTCGAGGATGTTGACCATGCGCTTGAACGGCGCCGGCGCCCAGATCGGGCCGAACTTGCCCCACTGGTCGACGTTGTGGAGCTGGTCGTCGAGCATCACACGGCGCACGAGCTGCGCGCCGTGGCGCGGTGCCTGCACGGACACGGCAAAGTACACGGTAGGCGCCTGGTCGGCGTCGCCCGTCATCGTCGACGTCGCGCTCGCGACGGACACGCGGCTGATGCTGGCGATGCGGAAGCCGCACAGATCCGTCACGACGGGGGTCTCGATGCCCGACTCCTCGTTGCGGTCCATCTTCGTGATGTAGCTGGTGAAGTCCGGCCGCACGCGGAAGCGCCAGTACTGTGCGAAGTCGTGCGACGGCAGGAAGATGCGCGGCCGGCCGCGTCGCGTGGCATCGCCAGGCATGCCGGCGATGAGCCACGGCTCGAGCTGCTCGAGCGCGTGTTGCAGCCCGGTCGCGCCGCGCATCTGCAGGTAGTCGTTCACGTCGTTGATCGGCTTGGCGGTCTTTTCGCCGTCCGCGAGGTCGGCGAGCCAGCCGGCCTGGTCGACGAGCATGGCGCTGATGTTCAGCGCCGTGAGCCGTTCGTAGAGCGCCCAGGCGGCTTCCGGACCAGGGCGGCGGCCGGCGCGCGGGTGGCCGTCCGCGAACGGCTCGTCGTTGTCCATGCAGATCACGACCTGTTTGCCGCGCAGGAACGCGAAGTCGATGCCGTCGACGTTCGCCAGGCCGCGCAGTGCCAGGGCAGCGGTGCCGGGCAACGCGCACGTGTCGATCGACAGCGCATTGATCGCGCTTTCGACGATGAACACGCGCTTTGCCTTATCGAGCCGGCGAGGATCAGCGGTCCAGCCGTAGCCGGCCTTGTCGCCCTGGGTTTGCGTCTTGACGCCGCCGTTGAGCGCCGGATCGATGTAGCGCATGTCGACAGCGACGATGCGCGCGTCGCCCGGTGCGCGCACGATGAACGCAGCGGCCGGGCCGGCGTGGCCGACTTCGCCGGCGGCGACCTTCGAGCTGGTCCAGGTATTGAAGCCGAGCGAGCGGGCGGTGATTGCGCCGTCGATCACTGCGGTGGCAATGCCGCGACCGCCGAGGTATTCGCGGACCTGGTCGCGTTCGCCGAAGCACCGATCGGCGATGTATTCGACGGTCGTTTTCTCGCGGCGCTCGGCCGGCGCCTGGCGGTCGAGCGGGATGCCGTATGCGTCGTGCAGATAGCGCACGGCGTCGGCGACCGAGCCGCCGCGTGCGTGAATGACCAGGTCGATACACGAGCCGCCGACGTCCGCGCTGTGGTCGCGCCAGCCGGTGCCGTGTTTCGGGTGGTTCACGTAGATCGACAGGGACGGGCTCTTGTCGTCGTGCTGCGGCGAGTGGTAGAGCGCGCGGTCGCCGCCGCGACCGCGTTTCATGCCGAGGCGATCGGCGAGGTCGTGCAGGTCGATGCGTTGTTTCAGTTCGTCGATCGAGGCCATCGTTATTGCTGTTGCTGTTGATGCAGAGAGAGGGAGGCAGGGTTGCCGGGTGTCGCGGGGCTGTCGACGAGCGCACGCAGTGCGCCGGCCGACTCAGGGAAGGCAAGCGCCAGGCGATCGCCGAGGACGCTGACGAACAGCGCGAGCACCGCGACGCGCTGCAGGCCGCCGGGTTCGTGGTCGAAGCGAAGCACGTCGGCGGCCGCCGCGATGGAAGCCGCGAGCGCGGCGTCGTGAGGGGTAGTGGTCTGCGTCATGCTGCGGCGCCTCCGAGGATGTCGTGATGGTTCTGCTGCAGGCGGTATGCGGCGTGCTGCAACTCGTAGCGCGATGCCGTTGCCTGCTCAAGGATGTCGCGCAGCCGGCGGCGGTTGCGATCAACGTTCGACGTTGCGTTCGCAAGCGCTGCGGTGCGCGTTGCACCGTGGCCGATCCGCATCCCCGAGATCAGGTGCGTGACGACGTACTTTTCAGGGTGGCCGTCGCGCACTTGCGGCTCGGCGTGGATACCGAAGGTGGCATCGGCGCTGTTCGGGATAACGACGTGATCGCCTGCAACGGTGCGCAGGCCGGCCGGCGTCAGCAGTTCGTAGCGGATGGTCGGTTCGTTGGTCATCGTGTCACCCGCGCGGCGGAACGGACGAGGCCAGCGCCACGACCAGGACGAACGTGACGGTGGCGCCGATTACGAATGCGATCGGTCGTGCGAAGCGCACGTCGAACAGGCGCAGCAGGTCGGCGGCCAGGTAGTAGGCGCCGGTGAGCGAGAAGGAAAGCATCAGCAGCACGCTGATGCCGAAAACGTAGGGCTTCATGGTGTCGTTCCAGGAGAGTGCGCCGGCGGCCGGCGTAGATAGGTCAGTCGAAGTCGTTCGCGGCGCGGCGTTTCCCATCGATGGCCGGCAACTCGGGGGCGGGTTCTCGATCGCGCCACACGTTCGCCGTGCATTCGAAAGCGTGACGAGCGGCCGGGCACAGGGCGTCGAAATTGCCGACCATGCGCAGACGGCGCCACATCGCACGTAGGTCGAGGTCGGAGAGGGGCGCGCGCATCGTGTCAGTGCATCCAGTCAAGGACCGGTGTACCGCGTGCGAGGTCCCACGACACGACGAAACCCAAGGCGCGGGCAGAGGCAACGAACACGTCGGCCCGCACGTCGGCTGCGGAGATCTTCGTGAGGTAGGCGATACGCTCGTCGAAGGACAGTGATTGGGCGAGCGCGGCAAGCGGGGCGTGGATTAGCGATTGCATACGGCCTCCAAGAAAATTCAGGCAAAAGGAGTCCCTCACGCCCGCAGAGCGGGCGCGAAGGGTGTTCAGCGAAACAGCGGGTTAGGGCTTAGGCGTCGATCAGCGGGAGCTGACGCGAATCGGTCGGGAGCCGATCAACCTTGCCGATCGGCACGTACACATGCGGATTCGGGTTGAGGCTCGGCGCGATCGTGTGGACAGTGGCGACGTGGATCTTGTACGTCGTCGCGCATTCGACGTTGGTGCACTGGCAGTAAGCTTCGCGAACGAGCGCGGAGAGGGTGCGGCTGGTTCGAATGACGGCGCGGCTGCCGCAGTGATGGCACTTCAATTTCATTCCGGATGCTCCTACGGGCGGCTGCATTCGCCGCGACCTTGGCGTGCGCATTGGCAAAACATGCCGACTTCGCCAAGGGTCGCGACAGCGTCGAGATATTTGCGGGTCACGCATACGAAACCCACAGCAGCAACAAGCGTGTCAATCTTGTCGATGACGATGCCCTTGCCGCCGCTCAGGAAGCGACTGACCTCGGAGTCGTCCCACCCGAGTGCTGTTTGTACTTCGTGACGTTTGGGGCCGTGCAGCGCGTGGCGCAACGCGGGTTCGATGAGGGCGGGTGGTTGCATGACTCAACGTCCGGCAAAAGAACTTGACTGCGGTTGAGTGGCCGAGCCGGTAACTTTGGCGCGGTATCCCTCAACGCCCTCGAGATAAATCAGGCGGGCGACGCTCGAGGCGGAGCGGTTCAGGAACGCGGACAACTCTTCAAGCGTGCGGCGTTCGTCCGGCATGAGCCGCATGTAGACGGGCTTGCTGGATAGCACGCCGCGTGGTGAGCGTTTGACGGGGGCTTTCTTACGAAGCATGGCGGTATACTTCCTGTCGTTAACCTTGCACAACTTGATATTAGTGGGCGAACGACCACAAGTCAACGGATATTGGTGGGCAATTGAAAGATTTTGCGAGCAGGCTGAAAGAAGAGCGCAAACGTCTCGGGGTGAACCAGACGGCCTTTGCTGCCTTTGGGGGCATCACGAAGGACACCCAGCTGAATTACGAGAGTGGGGTGAGGCGCCCGGATTCCGCATATCTGGAGGCGATTGCCGCGCACGGCGTTGATGTTGCGTACCTGCTGACGGGACAGCGCAACGCTGCGGCGCTGTCAACCGACGAGGAGGTTCTGCTGGCTGGCTATCGTTCGCTCGATGCGACAGGGCGTGCTGGCGTACTCGGCATGATTGGGGGCATGACGCAGCAGATACCGGCCACGCCGCAGGCCGCGACAACTACGACGGTTCACCAGAACTTCGAAGGCGCCAACGTCGGGCAGCACGTCACCGGCGACGTAACGGCACCCTTCTCGATCAACATGAGCGGTGCCGGACGGAAGAAGAAGCGGGAAAGCTGATCACCGCGAAAGAGCACTAAACGGCAGGGCCAGCCGTAGGAGAAAAAGAAGTCAATGAATCAGAAGTTCAGTGGTGATGTCGGGCAGGTTGCTGGCGGGGATGTGAAGAGCAACAGCGCACAGACGAATGTCAATTTGCACTTCCACGGCAGTGAACCAAAGCCGGTCGCGACGAAGTTCATCAGCGACAAGCAGCGCAACGCGATCGCACGCAAAGCATTCGAGATCGAAGCGAAGACCGGTACCGATAAATTGATGGTGTACCGTCGCCTTATGACGGTGTTCGACTTCGAGAGAATGGACGAGATGCCGCGCGCCGCGTATGAGCGCGCGATCAAGTATCTCGATGGCTGGATTCGAAACGGCACACTCGGACAGACGCCTAGCACGCCAGCACAACAGGAAGCCAAAGACCCGGAACCGGCAGCGCCGAGCGAGTTGCCGGTTGAGCACCCTGTAACTCCAGCCGTTGCAGCGACGACACCCGCACCCTCCCCTCACCGGTGCCCACGCCTACACCGGTGCATCAACAGAGCAAGCGATCACCGTGGCTCGCGGTGGCGGTCACGGCGACTGCAGCGGGAGCCGTTGCTGCGGCGCTGTATGTTGTGACGCACCGCTCTGACGCGCCCGCACAAGCACAAGCAGCAGAGCCGCCACGTCATTGCGAGTACGGCGGCGATCGCTATTCACCAGGCAGTGTCGTCATGCAGGCAGGTGTTCGCCGACAGTGTGTCGCCGTCAATGGCAGCGCAGCATGGCAGAAAGCCGATTCGGCTCGTCGCTGACTTCCTATACCAATTTCCAACAGGCGCAACGCGCTACCTATCCGAGGGACCTATGAAGAAACTGCTCAAAGTGCTTGGCATCGTCGTCGGTGTCGTTTTCGCTATCGGAGTCGTGGGAGCCATTTTTGGCGAGAAGCCGACCACGGGGACATCGACCGCGTCGAACGCGACAACCGGAACCTCGACTGCCTCGAACTCGGTAAGCGAGGCATCTAAGCCGATTGAGAAAGTCAGTGTGACCGCTGGGGCGCTTTTCACTGCATATGAGAAAAACGAAGTCGCCGCAGACCAAAAGTACAAGGGCAAGGCTCTGTCGGTAAGCGGAACGATTCAGAGCATCGACAAGGACGCGTTCGACAATATCGTGGTGAAGCTGCGGTCCAGTAACGAATTCATGCCCGTCAACGCATACCTGAGCAAAGAACACGAAGCACTTGCGGCGTCGCTCGAGAAAGGCAAGAAGGTGACGTGGACCTGCGAAGGCGACGGTCGCTTGATTGGCAGCCCGATGTTGCGCGATTGCACGCCGGCGTAACAATCGATGCACAAGTGAACCAAAGCCCGCGATCGCGGGCTTTTTTACGCGTCGAGCAAGCGACCTATGCGTCGAGGGTGCTACTCGCTCGCTTCGGATTCAATCTCCGGCACCTCGGTCGCCTTGACCTCCAGATCGAGGTCCGATGTAAATCCGCCGTTACCGTCGACCGTATGTGTAACGCGCGCAATGATCCAGTTGCAATCATCGATGACACGTTTGTAACCGCGCACGGTTACAGGTAATTCGGTCATCAGCTCGGGGCGGCCGAGCGCCAGCACGACGCTGAATTCCGCGACGCCGCGCTGTAACTTCTCCCATTCAGCCTTCGCCGCGCGTGTCGCGTTCCCCTTATTCGCGTACGTGTGTCGCAACGTCTTCACGTTCTCGGCCGTGCCGAACAACACGTCGCCGCTCTTGTCGATCGGCTTCTTCTTTTTCGTGGTCGTGCGCCGCCGGCGCCGCTTCACGGTGGTCGACTGTTTCTTGGCGGTGCGCGTGTTGAGGTAGAACGCCTGCACGCCAGAATACGTGTCCCGATCGGCGACACCGAACTCGTGGCGATCGCCGACGTCGCGCGTGATCGTGACGGCCGGCAGCGGCTTGCCGCTCGCGGTCGTCGCCTCGCCGGCCTTGATGAACAGCAGCAGTCCATTTTTCACGGTCGCGATCGCGTCGAACATCTTCGCCAGGCGCGACAGCAGATTGGCGTCCGATTCGGCCGTCTGGTCGATGTGGTCGACGAGCTGCGCGTCGAGCGCTTTGCTGATGCGCGCCTCGACCTTGTTCTGACTGGCGATCGCGCGCACGATGGCGCCGACCGTCTGCCGATGCCAGGAGCGCTCCTTCTTGATTGACAGGCCCGCGCGCAGATCGACGCTGCGCGCGCGGATCGTCAACACGTCCGGCGTGCCGGTATGCCGAACCTCATCGACCATGAATTCGCCCTTGTCGACCAGGCCGTTCGCTGCGCCGGCCCAGCCGATCGACAGCTTCAGCGTGACGCCGCGACTCGGGATATCCAGGGCGCCGTCTGAATCGTCGAGGCTGATGTCGAGCTGGTCTGCTTCGAAGCCGCGGTTGTCCTGCAGCGTCATCGAGATCAGCCGGCCGTCGAACTTCTTCGTGATGTTCTTGCCGTTGAGGGTGATCGAGTAGATCGCACGCGGCACGCGATCGTCGGCGAGCACGACCTTCTGCACCAGGTCCGCGCCGGGGATGTCGGCCAGGTTCATAACGAGATCGCCCCCTTGATCGCGTCGGTCACGATGCCGAGCATGTCGAGCTCGTCGTTGCGTGTCAGCGCAATGGTAAATTCGATGCGCCTGGCGGTGCCGTCGCTGAAGAACAGCGTGCGCGTCGTTTCGATGTTGTCGATCGTGAACATGCCGTAAATGTGTCCGGTGCCCTCGATCAGCGGCCAGGCGGTGTGCTGGCCGGCCATCGCCTCAATGACGGCGAGTGACAGGTCGCCGCCCGTCAGCTCGGGCAGCAGCACGCCGGACAGGCTGATGGTTTCGTCGTCCTCGCCGACGTACTGCCGCGCGGGCTTCTTGCCGACGCGGTTGTTGCTGGCAAAGCGCCAGCCGCGCCGGCGCTTCAGTTCCTGGTACGGCAGGGTCGACAGGCTGAACACGAACAGCCCGAGCGCCATCATCATGAGAACCTCTCCTTCAATCCCGATCGCGCAGACGCGAGCGCTCGCGCGCGGCCTGCGCGGCCTGTTCCTGGCGCATCACCTGCAGCACCTTCTGCGCCAGGGCCTGCTCGTCCATGCCTGGCGCGGCATACACCTGGATCGTGATTGGTGCCGGCGCGACCGGTGCGCGTGCAGCGGCCGACGCGACTGTGAGCGGCGGCCGGTTGTCGACGGTGAGCGGTGCGCCGCCGGCGATCGCCGCGCCCGTGATGCCGATGCCGGCGCCGGCGGCGACGATCCGCTTGCCGATCTCGAGCACGGTCGACAGCGGCCCGTCCTGGCCCTCGCGCAGACCCTGATCCAGGCCGGCCATCGTGAAGCCGCCGAGCGCGGCGAACACGCGGCTGGGCGAATGGATGCCGAGCTTTTCCTTGAACCAACCGATTACGCTGCCGCCGGCCGACTCGATCGCATCCTTCACCGAACCCAGGCCGCTTTTGATGCCGTTGACCAGGCCGGACATCATGTTGGCGCCGAATTCGACGAAGCGCGCAGCAGCCTGGGCGGCCACGACGACGATGTCGGCGAGCCACGCGCCGAACCCCTTGCCGGCGTTGGTCGCCGCGTCGAGGCTTTTCTTGCTGGTATCGACCGGCCCCAACAGGCGCGAGATCCAGTCCCACGCGCTCTTCACGGCGTCGATCAACCAGTCGAACACGGGCTTCAACGGCGCGAACGCCGCGCCGAGTGTCGAGAGCACGGCGCTGAAGATCGGCGCGAGCGGCCGTAGGCCCTCGGTCAGCCCCTGCCAGAAGCCCGAGAAAAACGCCTTGATCGGTTCCCAATACCGGATGACCAGCAGCGCGGCGAGCGCGATCGCAGTGATCACTAGGCCGATCGGGTTCATCAGCGCAGCGCGGCCGACGAATAGCAGCGTCTGCGCGAGCCCGCCGAGCGCCGCACGCACGCCGTTGATCGCGCCCACCGTGCCGCCCTTGACCAGATTGAGGCCGCCGCGCGCAGCATCGACGGCCATGCCGGATGCACCGCGCCGGCCGACATACTGGCGGGCCGCCGTCCATCGTGACGCAGCAGCAGCGCGCGTCGCGGCCGCCTGCGCAGCGACAGCGCGCCACACCTGGACGGTGTACTGCCGCGCGGCGCTGGCGCCATCCTTCATCGCGGTCACGGCGGACCCGCCCCATTGCCGTACCGCCGCCTTGGCGGTCTGGCACGCAACCGGTACGCGCTGCGCGAGCGACGCGACATAGGCGCGCAGCGACGACGCGGCAGCTCGAGGCGATGACGCCTGCCAGGCGCTCGACAGCGCCTGGCGAATGAGGCCTGCGGCAGACTGCGTGCTCCTGCCGGCGGCCAAGACGCCGGATGCCGTGCCGGACGCCGCACGGGTAATACCGCGCAGTGCACCGGCGCTGGCGCCGAGCGCGCGCGTAATGGCGCCGCCCTGGATGCCGAGCATCGACACGCTGAAGCGCACGACCGCCAGCGGCCCGAGAATGCCCGCGAGCGCGATCGTTAGCGTGCCGAGGACGGCGAGCAGTACGCCGAGGCCGGCCGCGCCGATCGCGACCGCGCGCGTGAACTTCGGGTATTCATTCGCGAAGCCGAGCAGCCGCGCGAGGACGCTCGACGTCAGTTCGAGCGCGCGGATGTACACGGGCAGGATTTGTTCGCCGATGACGGTGCGCAGGTTGCGCACCTTCTCGAGCGCGACGAGTTCCTTCCCTTCGGGCTGCTCTCGCCCGAGCTTGTACAACTGGTCGATACCGTACGCGCCACGGTTCAGCTTTTCGTTCTTGTGAATCTGCTCGCGCTGCATGTACATCGTGGCGAACAGGTTCGCACCGTTGCCGTTCGTCATGATCGTGGAGAATTCCTCCAGGATCTTGGCGTCGGACGTGATGCCCTTGGCATGTAGCTTCGGCAGCAGGACCTTCTCCATCCACTCGAACGGCGACGCGTTGAAGAGGTCGCCCTGGAGCAGCGCGCCGGGCTTGATGCGTTGCACGTTGCCGACGCCGTCGTACTTCACCATCTTCTTGTCGACGAGCCCGAGCTCGACGAGGCGCTTCGACGCCCGGTTGGTAGTCTTGCCCTGCATCAGGTTGCTGTACGCGGCCTGCACGCCGGTGCCGGCCGCATGCCCGCCCATTTCCTGAATCAGCGGTTCCATCTGGTAGTAGAACGCGTCCGCGCGCATTTGCTTTGCCGCGACCTTGCCGGTCTGGATGAAGTTGCGCCACTCGGAGCCGCCGACACGGGCGCCCGTCGCGGTCACCACCTGCTGGACCATGTTCGCTTCGCCATTGAACTTTGCTTCGCTCGTCGCGCCACCTCGCAGCTCGATCACCTTCAGCATGTCCATGAA